AAGATTTTCAATTTGGTTATTCATAATATATCTCTCTTTCATCTCGTTACATATATAATATAATACATGATTCGGGTAATGTCAAGGGTTAAGCCAAAGTTTTTTTGAACTTTTCCAACATTTTTTCTTGCAAAGCATAAGCCTCTTGTTCGTAAGGACGATCAAAGTAAGGCGTATCGTCAATATCAAATATATCGAATTCTTTACGTATAGCTTGTTTGATATGTACGAACTCATGAAAGATTGCAGTCAATAGGTCTTCACGTTCCATACCCTTACGTACACGAATTACAAAGTGACGATCATCATCACCTTCAAATACATCGGCATCAGCTTTAAGATTTTTATTGACTTCTACTTCAATTTCAATGTTACGATGCCTAGGCAAAAGATACCCTTTTGCGAAACAAAGTGCTTCTGAAATTGTCTGGCGATACTTATTATTGCCGCCCTTCACGTAGTAAAACATATTAAACTTTCTCATTGCTACATCTCTACTATAGATGATTCGATTGGTCATGTCAAGGGTTTAATCATAATGACCACCAAGAATAGCAATGGTTTTTATCTCTTCATTGTATATCTGAGCTTCACGCTCTTTATAAGCGGCCTCAAAGCCCGCTTCACGTATACCGACTTCATGATTGCCCCATAATCGTCGAAAGTAAGATTCATAGATAGCGTTAACATCTTTCTCGCTCCAGGACATAGGTATCAAATGCCCCTTCACCATCCAGAATAGTCTGTTAGCTTCCTTGATCTCCCACTTCGTCATGGCTCAATCTCCTTACGTGGTTTCTATGTATCTTACAATTTATTATGCCATTGTAATATTCATCTGATAAAAGAACGTTTCTATCGAATTGCTCTTTTGCCTCTAGGTAACCTAGTTCGCCCTTTGACATGCAAAGGTGTAGTATTTCTCTATGAAAGTTTGAGTAGCCTTGTGCTTCGACAAGTGCTTTGACCTCATCAGAAGACCCGAAGTAGCTCTGCCAGTCACTTTCTTTGACGACAGTTCTCTTTCGGGTCTTACCTTTGAGTGGTGGAAGTTTGCGTTTGGACACGAATAACTTCTTTCCTACGTATTTTTTATTATTAGACAAGTGTGTGATTACATATACAAAGCCAATATAATCATTGATATCATCACTAGTAAACTCTTTGTCATTATAATGCCACATGAAACATCCTATATTTGTTTCATATATTTATAACTAGTCCCATTCGTCTTCATCGTTTAAGTCTAGTTCATCTTCAAAACTTGGCAATTCTTCACCGCACGATGGGCAGTACACTAGCTCATCATCTTCGTTTTCAAACTCTACTGCAAACTGTGTGTCACAGTAAGGGCATCTTTCTTCTATTTTTTGGCTCATATTTACTCGACCTCTGCTACGCATTATTGTATGAATTGGCATAGACCCGAAGGTCTACACCATTTTTGTATTATTTAGAATGTGATTTCACACGCTCCACCGACACAAGCCGCTGATCCAATAGTATCAACATCTGTGAACTTCTTTGTTTCTAATTCAGATGTAAAATCAATTGGCTTGATGTTCTGTTGTATCTTAGTCCACTTGTGTAGTAAGAAAACGTCTTTTAGACAATACTCCGCTTCTTTCATATCGCCCATGAAATAGTTATCAGCGAACTTCTTGAAACGACGAATCCACTCTGCACGTAGATCAGATACTTCTCCACGATACTCTTTATCCATTTGTGCAACAGAAGAAGCTTCCCATAGATCATTAAACCCCTTACGAGTATCTACAATAAGACCTGCGGCAAACAATGATGCTTTACCATACTTGCTAACAATCTCTGCTTCTGTAAGAACCTCTGTCATCGGTGCTTGATTAAAGTCTTTATCACCTGATCCACCTAAGAAAGAAATACCCGCATATGCACCACGGTTTGCGTATACATAATCTTCTACTTCTTTCCACTGGTGTGGCATAACAGTCACGGTGTTTGAAACGTTGTGACGTAGTTTTGGATGGGCACATCTCTCAACATTAGTACCGGCTTCGACCCAGTTGTTTTGTACCAGCTTCACTTTTTCTAGTAGACTTGTACCATATAGTTCTTGACGATACAATGAATCATCAGGTGAGATGATTGGAAACGCAACAACATAATCAGTCTTACCTGCTGACCATACTGACTCTTCAACCATATATGGATTTGTTTCATGAATCAATTGAGCAACTTCACTTTCTTTGTTCAATTGTACATGACGTAGATAACGAGGTGAATGCTCAGCATGAATACCTGATGCTGTCTGTAACAACACTGAAGCATTACCTGATGGCTTCACACAAGTTGTTCTAGCTGCAGCGTTGATACCAATCAATTCAGCAACACTTGCGTTAACACTTTTAACAATCTCTGCGCCAGTTGTTTGAACTTCTGCATCTAATAGAACATCTGGGTTATTCATCCAACCTGTTACAGATACTCCTAGCAGTGCTTCACGCTCAAAGATACGCTTTGATGCTTCACTAATGTAGTTGAAGTTTGTGTATCCTGCTTGTAGGGTGCCTAGAATAGCCGCTGCACGACACGCTTTAAAGAACTCTTCTTTAGTTGTACACTTACCACCATTGATTTCTGTTAGGTTACAACCTTGCCAGCCGGACTCACCATCGATCTGTGGGTACATGCCAATCTCAACACATGGGTTTGTAGTCATGTCTTTATCTTCTACAAAATAGAAACCAGGCTCACCAAACTCTTTGATTGAAGACATGAAGTTAGCGAATTGCTCTTTAGTAATCTCATCACGTACAATCACTGCTGAGTTGTTTGAACGTCCACGTTGTGGATTATCAATAAACCAATTGCCTGTTTTAGCCTTCATCATATCTTCATCATCTGGTGAAAACAAACAAATGGTAGCTGAACGGCGCACACCACCCGATAGAACGGCGTCAGCGGCGTGCATAGCGATATCATACACTTCGATAGACTTTAGTTTATTACGACCAGAAAGAACGATACCTTGTAGCATGTATTCAATTTTATCTAGTGTACGACGAAGAGGCTCTGGACCAGGTGCTTTGAACCCACCAGAAATCATTGCACCCTTTGGACGAATGTTAGACAAGTCGAAGTAAACTTTACGACCTTCAAACTCAGGATGCACACCACCGCCAACAAAGTATGAAGACATTAGAACAGCAAGAGAATCTGCCCATCCTTCAATACTATCTTCTACTACATAACCCTTTGCTTGCTTCTTACGTTCTTGAATAGGTGCAAGACGATCAATGTGATGATTTTGTACAGAGAACCCTGCGCCAGCACCACATAGTAGAATGTAAAACAATTCGCCGAAGAACCCTTCACGATCAGCGTAAGTTGAAGTACAGTTATACATTTTCATTTGTTGCTTAAGTAATTGCTCACCACCAAATTGTAAAGCACGTTGAGCGCCTAGAGCATATTTAAGTTTATATGAAGCTTCTGCCTCATCGATTAGCAAAGCTAATTCAGGTGTCATTACTTTATCATAGTAATCACGATGCATATTCATAACACGTGATACAGCTTCTTCCCACGACTCATATCGCTCTTTAGTGTCATCCCAACGTGAATAGCCTTCGTAGAACTTAGTGTCTGACATAAGGGCTCTTGTGTTTCTGTCGGGATTATTGGAAATTACTTTTAACATTCTCGTCCTCTTTCTCTTGTATATAATTAGTTAAACAGCCATAGGGGCCTTGATTGACTCCATTGGGGTGTAGTCATTCAAAACGAAATCATCAACACTTAAATCTAGAAGTTCATTAAGTGATGTGAATTTATTCATTTCTAATGTAGGAAGACCAGCAGGCTGTCTTTGTATTTGCTGCCGTACCTGGTCCATGTGTGTAGTATATATATGAACGTCTCCCGCTGCCCACACAAAATGTGCTACATTTAAGTCACATATTCGTGCTAAGATATGGGTAAATAGGCTATAACTTGCAATATTAAATGGCACCCCCAAAAACATATCTGCGCTTCTTTGGTACATCTGGCAAGACAACGCACCATTCATTACTCTAAATTGTGCCATTGTATGACATGGGGGTAATGCCATCTCATCGATTTGATTAGGGTTCCAAGCACTTAGGATAAGTCTACGACTATTAGGGTTTGTTTTTATCTCATTAATCAACCAACTAATTTGATCTCTACGACCATCAAAGTTGCGCCATTGATATCCATAGATAGGCCCAAGTTCACCTTCTGCATATCCCAACTCTTGACCCTGCACTTCTGCATTAGCAGTCCAGATAGTACGTTTGTTTGGGTTAGTAGTACCATGCATAATAGTCTTGAGCCTACGCTCATCTGTACTACCTTCTAGAAACCATAGTAGTTCTCCTACAACAGCTTTCCATTGTAATTTCTTAGTAGTAACAGCGGGAAAGCCTTTTGTCAAGTCAAAACGCATTTGATGACCAAACACAGAGCGAGTACCGACTCCAGTTCTATCATCTACATCTTCCCCATTTTCTAATACGTGTTTTAACGCATCTAAGTATTGTTTCATATACGACTCCATATGTCAACATAAACATCATTTTGCCAACCACTAGAAGTTAGAC